CTTGCTTAATAGAGATAATCAAGATAGCTTTATCACTGTTAAACAAAGACAACCAAAGTGAATAAGCTGCGACCAACGTTGTAATTCCCAACTGACGTGACTTCAATATTAGAAGAAATCTATCAATATGAAATCTTGAAAGGGTATCTTCTTGAAATGGAAATAGGTCAAACGGAATAGTTCCTCTGTTTGGATGTTGAATTTTTACATACTTGCGCATGAAATATATGGGGTCTTCCATACATTTTTTTGTTTCTTCACGTATTACATCCCTCAGATTTTGTTGTGCCATATTATGATTTTTCTTCCAATTTTGATATTTCCTCTGTAACTTTTATTAACTCATCATTAACTTTTATCAAATCTTTCTCTGCATCTATCAACCACTGTGGATTTGATTTTCCACTAAAAGTTACAATATCACCATTTGACATAACTTCTTCCATTCTACCAGTGTCATTTTTTAGAAAGTATATTGCTTCTTCTACTTTCTCTTTAAATTCTTCTAATTTAGCACGTTTATATTGAAGCATTTTCTTAGCTTCGTATGCTTCCCATTTTCCAGTGGCACGTAAAAACATTTCGTCGGCCTCAAGACAGTTGTAACATTTTCCTGTCTTTGGAAATACTTTATGGTCTAACCTGTCATAAGTAAAATCCATATCCTGTCCACAACCGGGACAAATTCTTTTCAACAATCCACGAATGGAATCCATTTGTTTATTGACGCTACTAATAACGCCATTATCCATTCTCCAAGATTTTCCCTTAGAATCAGTCCACTCTTCACCATTTTTACGTTTTACAGTTTTTTTATCGTAACCAACTTGAATGAATGGTTGTTCTCCATCAAGAACTTGTTTAATTGTTTCGTGTGTCCATTTTCTTCGTGCCATAATAACTTATTCCTTTATATTACATAGTTTACAAAAAATTATCATGATATTTATAAATAAGGTCATTATGGGCTGGTTTCTATAGTTTTAACGCCCGCCACCCAATAAATTTTTCTCCCAGCTAAATCTCCATATTGTGATACAAGTGCTTTTGTTGTAGTAATCACCGTGGATAATCTACTAGACGGACTACCCAAAGATAGATACATGTATGTATTATCCGAAGATACATCTACAATTGGGTCAAATACCAACGCCCCATCGGCTCTCACAGATAACATTCTACTCTGACTTATATCTGGATTGCCCGGTCTAGCAACTATGTTAGGAATGAATAGATTTCCAAATTGAATTATAGCACTTTGAGAAACGTATAGTGTTCCTGATACATACAAATCTTGATAATTATTGCTACCAGCAGGAAGAAACGGAATCAGTGTGCTACCTGACGGGTCAAAACTTTGAAATGTCTTTAGGTCAGAATAGATTAAGTTGCTGTTAATATCAAAAAGTTGTGATACAATTTCGAAACTTTCATTGGCCACAGATATAGACCAAGGAATTCTTGTAGTAAACACATCAGGAGAAAACCCATCGTCGCCATAAACTCTAAATGAAATATCCTTGATGTAAGCATTACAGAGTTTAGGAACTATTACCAACGTTCCATACAAATCATTTTGGGGAGTAAAAAAGGTCAATACTTTGTCAAAATTTACTATAGAATTTCCATTATTAGTCGCATTTATATTTGCTACATTTACACCAAACTGTCCTGTATATGCTGGTTCTTTTGAAATATCAGAAACGGACCCTGTAAAATAAAATGCCAATCCAGCATTTGTTTCTGTGGGTTGTTTTATAACGGTAGCAGAAACTTCTATGACATACTGAACTCCAGCTTTGAGAGCCATAAAGTTTGAATCGTAAGCTGACCCCGACTCAGACAAAAATTCATCCATGTTAAATGGGACGTAAGTAGCATTTCTATTTACTGGAACAGAATCGTTCTTTACCATCAAGTAATCGCTTCCTGTTAATGCAGTATATGAAGATGATGGTGTGGATATGAAGACGGAATTCGCCGCATAACTTGGAGAATATGTCATCAACAAGTTAGTAGAACCAGAACTTGTGAACCAATATCGGTTTACATGCTCTTGATTGTAAAACTGACCAAGACGAGTATAGAACTTATTTTGAGTTAAATCGTCGGCCAGTATCTCATTTACAGTTATAGGTTCGTCTGCTATTACCGAAAAATCTGCATTTGATAACAAACTTTTTCGATACACTTTATGACGAGCAGCATAACCAGAAAATGTTCTGATATTTCTATAAGTAATATCAGCATAGGATTGTTTGATTATGTAAGTTGTTCCACCGATTGTCGATGTTTGATAACTTGATGTAGAATTATTATAATTGACGAACGGATAATGTATGGCGAAATTTGCATTTACAATGTTGGTTATGGTATCATTGTTAAATGAATCTTTGTAATAATACGGTAAAGCTATTTGTAGAGTATTATTATTTACAACTCCGGAGATTAGATATGATGCGGTTTGTGATACGTCAATTTCATCAAATGACGTGGGTGATTGTATTCTGGTGATATTAAGAACAACCGTTGCACCTAGTATCTGAGAGTTAAAAGAATTGATGTTTGGTGTGCTATCTGTGACGACGGGCGAAATTAACGTCAACCTATAATCTATATCAACGTTTCTTTTATTTAGAGTAGCTAAACTTATTCCTTTTTGTGGAGTTACGGCTAAACCTTGAATTTGGCCTGTGAAGGTTTTATTATCAATCAAGCCGGTAGAAATAGTGGAACTAAGAACAGGAACTTGAGCAGAATCAACTTCTAATTTTGGGGCTCTATAAAATCTTACTCTTGAATCATTCTTTAGAGTTTTATTGATGGTTATATTTCTAGTCCATTTGACAGACCTACCATCATTTAACGTTCCGTATAGAGTCAATTTACCAATACCATCCGACGTGTCATTATAGACGTAAATGGAAAATATAAAGGCTGTGGATTCCTTGTAAGCCGCAGTCTTGGCCGTAGTATCTGCATAGGTAGCCATTTCTATGAACAGTGGATTGCCTACAGAATCCAAACACTCAATGAAAATTTCGCTACCACCCTTTAGATAGGTAGAACCATTCACCGCAACCGCATTTTTACCGGCTGTAAAAGTCGGGTCGAATTCGGATACGACAAAATACCTTGAAAGGTATTCACTGTCGGTCACATCTGCTGATTTGGTATAAAGACCGTAGTTAACGCCTCTTGCGCCAAAACTGTCCAATAGATTTAATGCCATGTATCATAAATAGGTGCATTAAACGAAATTGACCTTGGAAAAACCATTATCTTTAGTTATTTCAATATGCTTATCTACTACGTCACGTAACGATTCCAAGTGTGAAACTATCATGATGAAGTCAAAATTGGTCTTCAAATAACTAAACAAAGTGCTCATACAGGCCAAGTTCTCCGCATCCAAGACACCAAATCCTTCATCAATGATAAGGAAGTTAGGTCTTGGTAGGTTGGATATGTTAATCAGGGCCACACGGATAGCCAGAGACAAAGCGAACTTCTCAAATCCACTGGTGAGACTCATTAACCACTTCTTACCGTCATAGACGATGTAGGGAATGATGTTCTTTCCATCCGTCTCAAACAAGGCGGTAAATTCACCAATCTGACTCAAAATGCTGTTGACTTCATTTTGGATTTCAGGAACAGTAGCTCTGATTACATCAAACGGAATACCATCACGACTGACGGCTAGACAATAAGCCTCATAGAGTTTGTATTCTTGTTCTATAACTTTGATTTCGTCAATCTTAGTGTTGATTTGAGTAATCTGATTTTTACAGACGGAAATCTTACTGTTGATATCCATAACCGTCTTGTTCTGTTTCTTGGACATATAATCAGTCTCCGTAAAGAGTCGGTTGTGTTCTCCAATCTGTTTGTTGATTTCTTCATTCAAGGTCATCGCTTCTATGTTCTTGTTGTATAGATTAATGTTTTCCTCATGAAGTTTGACTTCACCAACAAATTGTGCCAGTTTTGTTTTCGTCTTGTTAATATCATCAGTCAAAGAAATCTTACTATTCTTCAAGTCGTTTCTCTTGGAAAGAAATCCCATAAGTTGTAAATTTGCGGCGTGTGCCCATTCTGTCCCTGAAATCTCCTTGTCCAATGATTCCACTTCTTCCTTGATTTTACCAGCCGACGCTTCAATTTTCTTCATCCGTTCGTGGGCTTCCTTGGCTTCCTTCGCAATCGTGCCGGCGTGTTTGACACAGAATGAACACTCAGGGTCATATTCAAGAGCCTCCGCTTTTTGATAAGTCTTGGTATCATTGAGATAATTTAACTTCATCTGTTCACGTTTGTTCTCTGCGTCTCTCTTCTTTCCTTTCAGTTCGTTGAGTTTGTTATACAATTCCGTGACGTTTTTGGATTCCAGATTTGTAATTTCAAGTTCAACTGTGGTCAGTTGCCCCGATACGGTTTCAATCTTCTTTTCAAAGTTGGCAATTGTTTCGGTAAAGGATAGAACGCCAATCTTGGATTTTGCCAAGGCAGACTCACTAATTACCAACGATGGAATTTGAACGTCAATCTTAATCAATTTCTTGGTTGTCTCAAGAATATCTTGTTGAATCTTTTCTTTTTCTTTACCTATCGCTGCCAAAGTTTCCACTTCTTGAGCATATAAAGACTCCGCCTGACCTAGAAAGTTGGTATAATCCACCAACTTTTGTGTGTAGTCGTCATTCTTGTAGGCTCTAAGAGCCACAAGACGTTCTCTCATACGGTCATTAGCTTCGGTATAAAGACGGTCAAATACGGTCAATCCCATGAACTGGGCGAACAAATCCTTACGGTCTGTATCACCCATGTCAATGATTGAAGCATTGTTCTTACCGTTCTGAACACTAAGGGAGGTTAATACAAAATCCTCATAAGAACCCAAATACTCTCTAATGATTTCATTGGTGTCTTTTCTTTGTTCTCCGTTCAAATCTATTTCTTGACCACCCTCAACTTTCCAAAACCGCACTTCGACCTTGACTTTGCCTTTCTTATCGGCTTTACCAATACGTTCAATGAAATATCTTTTGGCGTCAATCTCAAACTCAAACTTACAATTGAACTCTGTCTTTTGAATGTTCATGATGTTAGCAGCTTTGAACTCACGTTCACACTTGTCAAACAAACAAAACGTCATAGCAGAGAATACACTGGATTTTCCAGAAGCATTAGCCGCAAACAATCCAACAAGGTCTTTAGCTTTGGTGAAGTCAATGACGTTCTGTTCTCCATAGGAAAACATATTACCCCACTCAAATTTGATGGGCACCCAACGAATGTTCCTTGCGAAATCATCCTTCTTGATGGAGTCGTTGACTTCGTTGTTTATCTTGATAATTCCATCAATGAACGTCTGGTCGGTAATTTTCAATTTCTCTTTCAAGTATTCTTTTAACAGACTGACTTGATAAACTCTATCATTGATATTACCCAACACCACATTGCCAGCCGCAGTTGGTATCCTTGTCAACGCAACTCCCGTATCCATTCTTTGATAGGATGATTCAATGACTTCTGTAAGTTGGCGGATATTCGTCAACGCTTTTTTAACTTCTGACTGTTCCGTGTTCGTTAATTGGAAACGGATTCTGGCCTTTTTTGGTAGATTGGTTAGATTAGTAGAGACAATACCATTGTCAATCTCCACACTAAAAAATCCAAAATCGTTATGAATGTCGTGTTGAATGTAATCTCTACGTTCCAAATTCCAAAAAGAATATCCGTGACCCGTCAACGGTTCATCATGTTTCTGTTGAATCAACGACCCACAATAACGAATCGCAGGCTTTTCATTGTCGTTGTATATTTGAAGGTCTTGTGGTTTATGAATATCACCCAAAAATGCAATGTCATGATTGTCAAACATATCAATGGTGACTGCGGGGTTTACCAATCTAAACCCAAGGTCGGTCAAAGCACCATCAACCTGACCGTGATAATTTACAACGAAGTAATCATATTGATTTCTATAGATTTGAGGGATATCACACCCCTTCATGTATTTTTCGGGTGAATCAAATACACTGTAATTGTTTATGCAAATATTACCAAGTGCATAAAGGCCCGATTCTTTTAGATAAAAAAGATTGGGATGATTTAATGCATCAACGATAGGACTCAAACTATCCATTCTACTACGATTGGTTAGATTGGTGTCGTGATTACCAGCAATAAGAATAGTGGGCCGTAGAGACGCCAACTCAAACAAAAAGTCGGCGGCCAAATCCACACATTCAGGACTCAAATCAATTTTACTGTTGACAATATCACCCATGACAAAGATTGCTGTCGTAGGTGGAGTATTAGAAATGTCGTCAAATAACCGTTTGAATACTTCCTTGTATTCTTCATGTCTCTTGGTAAGACGAATATGAATGTCCGATACTTGGACTACATGACTGAACTTTTTGTTAGTTACTAATTGTGTTATTGCCATAAGTTATTGTTGGATTGATAATTAAATCTTTCAGGAAAGGATATAGTATTTGCTCCCAACCATCATGAATACCTGCGTGTTCATATTGAAAACGTAAAGCATCTTTTTCTGTCTTTGATGTTCTGAAATATTTTACAAGACTTTCATTGAATTTCATTTTACCGAACGTTTTCAAGTCGGATATTTCAAATTTAATGCCGTGAAAATGTTGCCAGTGGTGTCTCCACTCATGAGCAATCGTTGACTCTATTTTATTATATCTTGGATTGATGACGATGACTCCATATCTCATGTCATGTGGTTTTCCATCAAGGTCAAACATTTCTGACTTTTTGGGTGTATAATACTTTCCTGAAGCACCAGCTAGTGGATAAAACATTACTTCGGGCATAGGTATAGTTTTATCCACTTTTTTACGAATCCAATTTAATTCTAATGATTTCATGAGTTAAGTTTTGTTTTAATTATGTCTGAAAATTCGATGGCTGTAGATTCTTCTATCAGTTTATTTATCGCCTCAAATCCCAAAACGGACGGGTCTTTATCCTCCAACTGAATTAAATGAATATCAATTTCCTGTATCTTTTTTATCTTGTCGAAGATATTGATGGATTGTCTTAATGCATCATTATCCAAAACTATGTTGACTCTTTTTACTTTGTTTGTAACAATTCCAAGTTTTATGTCATTTGTCAGTGTTGTTCCAAACAAAGGAATTACGTTATTTCTGACTGCTATTGCGTCAAAAGTTCCCTCGACTAAGGTAATTGGTTCATCCCAATTTAGAAATAATTCAAATCCAATGATATCCTTCGGCCACGGAGGCAACATATATTTGTATGAATCAACGTCGTAATACGTTCTGGCCGCAAAGAAGTTCACATTACCGTCTCTGTCATAAGATGGGATGATAACTCTTTGCCTATAGGTGCCCTCTTCACAATAACCTATGTTGTAACGAATGATATCATCCATTGTAAT